AGGCGACCCGTTCATGCCATCTACGTAGAAATCATAACTTCCGCTGATTTCATTATAAGGGGGACTCCGTCCCCTTATTTGGCGTTGCTAAAAAGCAGGTACCTGAATAGTTACAAAATATTAACTTTTCCTTCATTCGAAAAAATTTTACTTTGACTCTAAGAGAAATTTTTTGTATAATAACATTGTTCGCTTCAGGTGGGCGGGTGTAGCTCAGTGGTAGAGCGCTGGCCTTCCAAGCCAGTTATGTGGGTTCGATTCCCATCACCCGCTCCAATTTTATCTCCCGGTAGCTCAGCTGGATAGAGCAACGGACTTCTAATCCGTAGGTCGCGGGTTCGAATCCCTCCCGGGAGGCCAACAGTCCCAAGGTTTTAAGCCTTCGGGGCTTTTTTATTTTTATCCTTGTAGACAGATTTTAGACAGATTTGTTTTTCTGGACAGATTTCACACTCTTTTTTCTATTGCTAAACGTATCCTCCATTAAATCGGCAGCCTGCCGGTCCTTACTCTCCAGGAAATGACTGTAAACATTTTGCGTAGTGGCTGAAGTGCTATGGCCCAAGCGGCCGGCCACTGTCTGTATGTCCATGCCGTGGCTAATTAGGAATGTCGCGCTGGTGTGGCGTAGGCCGTGAAAGTTTAAATGAGGTAGGTTGTTACGCTCTAAAAATTTAGGGAACCATTTCGTTATGGTGTACGTGTTCATTGGCTTACCGTCCCAGGTAACAAATAGGGGGTTATTATCCCGGCAGATAAAGCCTTTTTCGCGTTGGTCCTCCTGGTATTCTTCAATAAGTTTAATCAGGGTAACATTTACGGAAATTTTACGTGTGCTTGTTTCGTTCTTGGTTGCCTTGGTGAATGTCCCCTGCCCCGGCAGATACTGACTAGCTTGTCTTATCTCAATTGTCTTAGCTTTTGAATCAATATCCCGCCATTCCAAGCCCATGATTTCCCCCAGTCTAGCACCGGTCATTAATGCAATCATGGTGGCCACTTTATATTTTAATTCTTCCGGTGCCGTGTTTTTGAGAGCATCAAGAAGGGCTTGGGTCTGCTTTTCGTCAAAGCATTTGGCCTTTTTCTTATCGGTTTTTGGAGCATCCACACGTTTTACAGGATTAGTCCCGCGCAATACATCCCACTTGATAGCCTTTTCAAATATTGCCGATATAAGCCAGTGGTGGTGTTTTATTGTTTGCTCTGACAGGGGATCAGCCTCTTTTTCCTCCCTGGTGCCATCCTTATTTAGCCCTAAAAATTTATGTGGTTTTCTCAAACTGCTATAGAAATTCAGTAGGTCAAGTGGCTTAATTTTGTCTAATTTCTTATCACCAAAAGCCGAGTAAATACGGCTTTCCAACAACTCTTTATACCTAAAAACTGTCTTAGGTGAAAGTTCTATCTCGGCATAATCATTAAGCCATTTCTTTGTAAATTCTTTGAAAGTTAGCTTTGAAGGTTGCTTAAAATCGCCACTGTCAACTTCGGTTATAAATTTGGCCATTAGCTGTTCAGATTCACGTGGACTTTTGGCTTTTACATACTTTGAAAAATCCTTATACCTTAGCCTGTAATAGCCTTCCTTAATCTTAGTAATGTTACCTGCCACAGGTTCGCCACCTTTATTATCTGCTTTAGCAAGTTCGAAACGTATCCGTTTCGAACTTGCTAAAGCAGATAATCATTCCCCGGCAATAATACCGGGGTTTATTCTTTTGTAACATTTAGTCGAAAAGCAGGAACTAATAGCCAAGCGGTAAAATAGATAATTAAAAATAGAAAGGGAGATACTATGATGGATGAATTAATGTTTATGCAGGACATGACCGATTCCGAGAGGATGCTTTTCCAATCTGAAATGTCAAAGGTGCGCAAGGATCGCGTTGTTGCTTTATTGCTAACCTTGTTTCTTGGTGGTTTTGGTGCACATCGGTATTATATGGGCCAGGTGGGATTAGGTGTATTATATACCTTGTTTTGCTGGACATTTATACCGGGAATCGTTGCACTTGTGGAATTGTTTTTAATTATGGGGCGGGTTGATCGGCATAATAGCAACAAGGCTCAGGAAATAGCTTTTAGGATAAAGAATATGACAGCTGCCAAAGAGGTAGCGGTAACACAATAGGCGTTAGTCCGGTTAATGTTGAAAGCAAGTGAGCAACAAATTCTGTCATTAAGCCCGGCAAACACGCCGGGCTTTTGTTGGGCTTTTCCGTTTTTAAATCGGAAAACCTTACCTCCGCTGGGGGAGGAAGTTAACTTCCTGTTCGCCACCTTCGGTAAGGACTCGGTGTTTCACCGACCCCTGAGGTAGGCACTAAACTTGGTTATGGTTTTTTAGTTTAACTGCCGGTCGAAGTAATTTTAACGCCCTGAAGTTTTAGGGGAATAAACACCAACATTGACACCCAATTGCATAGATGTTAACCTAAAACTGTGTAGCGTTCCAGGGGGTGCAAGTTTTATAATAGCGGACATATGTCTGCTTTTTCTTTTCTTTTTGCGGGTGGACACTGCCATCGATATTAAGGGGAGCAACATCACAAATTGTAATGTCGCGGCAAATGTCGCATTTCAAATGAGAGCTTCCAACCCCGGCCAGAGTGTCCCAGGTTGTGCAAGTCCCCAATTTCGGGAGCCGCGCAAGGTAGAAAATTTCGACCTTGTGTATCACTCTTTTGTTGGCGACAAATCGGACATCGCTTTCCGATTTGAAAACATGTTCGTTTGGTAAACGGATTAGAAAATTTCGAAGTTGCTGTCACTCCGCAAAGTTGCGGAATAAAAAACAAAATTATCCCGGTTAGGTATCTCCTTTGCCCCACGCAAAAAGCACCCTCGAGTGAGAGTGCTTTTCTATTCTTTTTATATAAAATCTTAAGTTTTAATCAAAAATATCTGTCCTCATACTAATTGTACCGTCTGATCTTTTATTCATAGCGCCGTTTCGTATAAATCCCTTATCAGAATAATATTGTTCCCTGTCGGAATACGCATCTAATGTTATAAATCTTACCCCAACTTTTGATGTGCTAAGTTCAAACGCAATGTCTTTGATATAATCAATTAAAAAAGAGCCAAGGCCGTAATCCTTATATTTCAAAACTCTTCCAAGTCTTGCAATCTTAATTGCGGGTACTTTATATGTTACCTCTATTTTCTCTTCTTCCCGTTCCTCTTTGCTTAAGGGGATGGAATCGCAGCACACAGAACAAAATGCCGCCAACTCACCCTCATAATATAGCAATATAGTGCTATTCATTCCAGTTTCTTGTTCTTGGTATGCTTCATTCCTTAAAAAGCTGTTCATTTCAATATCGCCGCAATCAAACACTTCAAGATCCGGTAACTCTGTTTCCGATAATCTTACCAATAAAACCGCTTTTGGATTAATGTCGGGCATTGTTAAATACTACAATCCTTTTTTCCTAACGTTTTTGAAAAATTCATTACGCCCTTTTGCTTTACGAACTTGTTCGGGAGTAGGCTTTCTTTTAATTTGCTCTAAAATATCTTCGGCATCTTTACCGTAAAGCATAGGCGTTGGTTGAAGTTGTGTAGCCATTTCTCTCCCTCCTTTTTTATTTTTTTTAGACTTGTCCATGTTACCGCTCCCCCGACATAAACATTATACGGAATATTTATGTCAATTTAACCGGGAGCATAACCGAAAAGTATTATTAAAATGGCTTTTGTTTAGAAATATTGTAACATGTAGCATGTAGTATGTCATCATGCAATACTTACTCTTCAACTTAGCGGAACAACACAAAAACCGGCCATTAATCCAAATTTGCAATAATACAACTCATATTAAGGATTTGTATTTTTATCGACCTTCATATTGCCCGTTTAAGCATAGGGTAAACTGTAGGTAAGGTATTTGTATTAGCTAATCATTTGGTTGGCCTTGTGTGGCTTCCTGGTGGGTGTGGGTAACATGTCTGATTTACCTAGTAGGGATGTAACATGTGTTCCCCCTGCCATGACTGTTATCATGGTAATAATTAGCAAAAAACACGAAAGGGCACTCAAATAATGAGTGCCCTAAAAATCTCCCAGACTTGTAGAGAGAAAAATGTACCTACCCCTCCGGTCTTGCATTTGCCAGGCTATAGCGATTTGACCGAGCCCTCCCATGCTGATAAATTTTATGTTAAAAAATCGAAAAAAATTTGCGCGAAGGTACCCCTACGGTCTGGTGGCAAAAACTGGAAGGATGTAAATGCCACCCCCTTGCGTTACCACTTCCCCCCCATGCGGTGCATCTTTTGCTCTAATTGTTCCCATATTTCTTCCGCATTACTGCCGGAAATATTAACATAGAAAACATTACCGCCACCAGCACCGGCAGGCACCGGCATTTCCATATCAACCGCAGGCGTCCTAAGTTTTGTCAGTAGATCGCTGGATGATGCAGAAAACTTGGCTGCCTGGAGCTTTATGTCCTCCATTAGCTCAGTAAAGCCGGTACTAAAGGCCGATTGGCCACCGCTGGCCGTTGCTGTACTAAAACTTATATTGCTTACAGTCTTAGCAAATAGCACTGCGGCAGACTTAAATATTGTAACAATATCATCCTGCAGGCTACCGCTGGATACCTCTAACTCCACCGCCTGTAGTTCCACATCCTGGACTATTCCCGGAGTCTCTGCAGTAGGTGTTAGCACTTCAATAGCCGCCTGCTGCACAAGCGGCTCTATGCTCGGGATTAATACCTCCGCCCGCTGTATAATAGGCTCCGGGGCTTCAATGTCTCCAACAGTAGGCGTAATCTCCGGCGTTTCAACCTGTGCCGCAACCGGCTCCGGGGTTAGTACTTCGATTTCCGCGGACTGCAACTCTATGTCCGGCCTAATGGCAGGCACATCAACTTCGGGAGTTAACGCCTCCACTGCTGCGCTTTGCGTTTCTACGTCCACCGTCGCAGTGTCCGGTTGTTCCACAACAGGCATCACCGGCTCAGGCTGCTGTATCTCTGCACTAACCGGCTCCACTGGTGCTACAGTTGGCGTAATTGCAGGGCTATCTACTTTAGGTGTAATCTCCGGCGTTTGCGTTTGCGCCTCCGGCATTTCGACCGTAGGCGTGTTAACCTGCGGAGTTATTGCTTCGGGCGTTAATGTCTCAACTTCCGGCGTTATAGTAGGCGTGTCTACTGTTGGCGTTTCCATCTCTATTGCCGCCGCCTTGGTTTCTATTTCCTGCGTTACGCTGTCTGTACACTCCACCATGTTGGCATTGGCCTGATACTCTACCGTTGGTGCATCGGGCATCTTCGGCAATGCGGGGGCTTCCGGCTGCTTCACCTTGGCGCTTACTACAGGCTCAATGTCAGCCAGTTTTGCCATTTCATCAGCCAACGTGCTTACTACGCCCTTTGCTGCCGCGCCAATTGTCGAACTACCGCTGCTTAGGCCGCCCGCTAACATACTGATCAAGTTTGGCGTCCACGTATCGGCATCACTGCCGGGGCCTTTCTTGGTGGGGCTGTGGAAGCCGAGATAGTTGCTTATTATATCGGCTACGCTGCCGACTGTTTCTGTAAGGTCGTTCCATTTATCCTGTATGCCTTGAATTATGTTACCAATTAGATTACTGCCCCAAGAAAGAGCATTTTTAACTAGATCATCGAAGGTGCTTTTGATAGAGTTGCTCACATCCTTAATAAAGCTTCCTATGCTGGTCCATTTCGATTGCGCTGTAGATAGTATGTTTTGCCATGCGTTTGAAAGCCAACCTTTTATGATAGTCCATGTTTCTGTGGCGTTAGCCCTTATGTCACTCCAGTGACTTGCGATGATGCCAACCGGTGTTGTGCTTTTCCAGAATGAAAGAATACCTCCCCATAGTTCCTGTAGGATTTGTTTGATGCCCCCCCCACATTTCGGTGGTTTTGGACGATATATCGCCCCAGTGAGATATGATAATGCCCAATGGAGTATACTGTAGAAACAGGCCCACAATAGCCTGCCAAGCGTTTGATATGACCTGTGTGACGCTGTCCCATGCCTCAGTTGTATTTTGCCTGACACTGTCCCACGCTGCTCGGATGGACTGCCATACCTCGGATGCCTTTGCGCTGATAGTGTCCCAATGGGTATATAGGGCGACACCGGCGGCAACAAGAAGGCCGATGGCGGTTATGACAATGCCGATCATATTTTCCCTCATTGCCACATTTAGCCCCTTTTGGGCGCTGGTAGTAATAAACAAGGAATTTTTATATGCGTTCATAAGTGTTGTAACCACACCAACAACTCTCATTGCTACAAAACTCGTAGCCAGTCCGGATATAGCCGGTATCAAGATGTTTGCATTATCTTTCACCAATTTAAATATGCTCGACACACCGGTAAAGATATTGCTGATTCTTTCGCCCCAAGTTTCTAGGCTGCCGGATTCAGTCAACCCACTCAATCCCTCAGTAATATTCTTTATGCCGGCAACAACAGGCTCAAGTAAAGGTGCCGCAGCAACCGCTAGGAAATCCTGCCAGGCCTGTTTGAGATTGCCCATTTGGTTAGCATAGCTGTCTGATTTCCGAGAAGCCTGTCCGGTAGCACCAGCTGCCTCTTGCATAGCCTTGGCATATTCAAGCCGCGCAAGCTGCTTGCCCGCCTCATCAAGATTTTTCCAGTCCAAACCTAATTCTTTTGATGCATAGGTTGCCAATTGGGTTTCATTGGCGAAAAGCCCGATAGCCTCGCCACCTTCATAATTGCCTTTTATGAAACTGTTCAGAGCTGAGTTGGCGTCCTCATATGACTTATCGAAAAAAGCCGCAGCATCGGCGGCTAATGTAACTCCATCCTTGGCTAAAGTCATTGCCTCGGTTGTGTCGTAGCCAAGGCCCATGAACATGGACGTCATCATAGTGAAAGGTGCTTTCAGGCGATTAGGCAGCATATTAAAATCTTCACCAAGACTATCTACGGTTTTTTGAGCATTACTCTGTAGATCACCAAAAACCTGCTCGAACTGGGAATTCATGGCTTGCATATCGGCTGCAGCGTCAATTGCTTTTGTGCTCAGCGCCGTAAATCCGATACCAGCAATTAAACCTTTGATGGCCGCAGAAACAAAATTTGTTGAATTCCCAAAGCCGTTCATTTGATTCGAAAGCTTCCTGAATTCGCCCTCGCTAGCGTCGACAGCTGTAGTCTGTTTCTTCAGTGCGCTTTCAGTATCATGGATACCATTTTTCAAATTAGATTCCGCAATCTCCAACTTTTTCAACTGTGTTTCAAGCTTTTTAGCCTCCGTGCTGTCCTTGCCTTTTTCGGCAGCCGCTTTCTCGTAGGCTTGTCTAACTGCGTCCATGCCTTTTTGGTGTGTAGTCAACACGCTGTTTAGGTGTCCTAGTTGCGCCTCCAGCTTCTCCGTCTCGGTTGCAGTTGTTTTCATTTTGGAGGAGGTCAATGCATACTCAAGCTGTAAATCTCTTAGTTCGCTTACCGCCGACTTAAACTCGGGCATCTGTAGAATGTCTTTGAGCTTAACCTGCCCCAGGCTTTGCAAAGATGCCTGCGCCGAACTGGTTGCTGTTTTGAATACACCGCTTAGCACCTGCCCGAATGTACGGGCGTCTTTCTGGGATTCTTGGATGCCTTTTTTGAACTCGTTCGAGCCAAGACCAAGTTTAACCCATAGGTTTCCTATTTCCATGTTTTCACCACCTTTAATTTTAAAGGTGCCCGGACGTTTTGATTATGCGTCCGGGCATAACAGGAGGATAATGTTTAAAACACTTAAACGGGCAAATCCAAACCCGTGTTAAGCCAGTTTAGTTACGCGCTGCAAGCGCGACAAATGGGGATAAGGTATTTGTGCCTTTAAAGGGAGAAAGACAATTTTTCCACGCGCTCTGACCGTTTATCGAAAGAATAAAACGGAAGGCCCGCTCATTATAAACAAACTTTACATGTATGGACGAAGCAGGCTGAATATCCCCCTTGCGAACTAATATATATTGGCTAAAGTCTGCAAGTATAATATCACCAAGGTTTCCAACAGTGTCGCACTGCTCAATTGGGATAACCGGCCTACCGTAAAGCGTAGCGTATGGTGCTGTACTAAGCCCACCCGGTGGTAAATATACCGGCACCCCGGAAACACCTGAAACAACTGACATATTTTGAAGACTTGGTTCACAGTCCTGATTTATATACCAGACAGCATTTGCCCTACTTCTGGCCCACATTCTCGACCACATTTTTGAAACATTCTCAAAGACAATCGTACCGGCAGCCTGGGCCGTTTCCTTGGGAACAGTGACCAGGGCGGGGCTGTTTAGAATGCCTAAACATTGCCCGGAACCGCTGCCCCGCAGGATTTCATTATCCACAACAAAAGCAAATTCTTCTGCAAAGGCATCATTGATGAAGGTTTCCAAAGCCGTGGCATCTCTCAATAGACGCTCGGTGCAATACACAAGCCCCATCATATCTTCCAGGCGGATTTCCTGCCGGCCAAATTTCGGTTGTGAAGCCTCAACGGTACCAGCCTCAGCAATACGATAAACCCGAACCCCGCCTAAACGGGAACCGGTTGCTCTGCTTGTTTCATCCACATACGGGAACTCCAAGCCATCGCTATTTTCACCCACCGGCCAATCAGGCAACGCGGAGCAATGATTGCGGTATCGTAAACGCGGCGCATCAACTCAGTGGTGAAATCTTTCTGAATTAGGAAGCCCCCGTCGCTTGGGACGCCAGCGGACATCCCGCTGGCGTCATTGCTAAACAATCTGTTGTCAAATGAGCCGCCAGGCATTCCGGCTACGGCTATGGCTGAGAGTTGTTCCCCAAGGGACTTGAAACCTTCCCGCTCTTGCCGCGGCTGTGCGTATAGCGGCTGATTAACCGGTGTGTTTAAAAACTCAATGAAATTATTTAATTTTTCGTATTTTTCCTGTAGCCTGTCATAATCGGTCTTCTCAGCAGCTGTTAGTTGCCTTTTTTCGGCCTTGGCCTTGCTTATAATGTTTTCCATGGTATGGAGGTAATTGTTCGCTTTTTCATCCAGCTCATGTTTTGTGTATTTGTTGCCATTAAAATCATATAATCTCATTTTTTGCCTCTCTTTCTGGTGTCCCCCATAACGCAAAAAGGCGTAGAGAAGGACACACACTGTTTTAGTGTTGCGTTCTTCTCTACGCCCGCCTGAGCTTCGAGTTGACGCGCCAACGTGCTTTGTTTCTGACTCCCCCTGGCAGTCAGAACTCCACACGCGGCAGTATTATTTGTGTCCATTATATCATTATTCAATTAAAATGTATATCAATTTTACTATATTTTTGCTATATTTTTTGGCATATCAGAACCGGTCTGTTGTTAATTCTATCCAACCGCTGCCGCTAAAAATATATACGGCCCCGGTGTCTGTCTCAAGAAATCTACTACCTGCAGGAATTTCCAGCAAGGGCTTGTCCTCGGTGGATGTGCCTATAAACTTCTTAATCCAAGTTACAAGAACTGCCATTTGTATCAACTCCTTCCCATGGGATAGCGGGGTGCAATAGCCCCAGTTGATGAAACCAAGACCAAGCTGCCCTCGTCTGTTTAAAAAAGTCGTGAAATAGAATTTGTTAAACAGGTAATTGCTTAGTTTCAGGAAAAAATCTTAAACGAAGGTACCCCTTCGGTCTTTTTTCAAAAAGCCCCAGAGATTGTTATGTCCCATCCCCCATCCTGCGTAGCCGCGCGGCCTTGAGCTTGGCAATAGACAGTTCGCGTTCCAATAACTCAATGTCGCTATCCTGTGGCAGCAATTCCTTCATTTTTACTGCATACTGCCTCATAAAGGTGGCAGTGTTATTTTGAATAGATGCCCGGCTGAACATAAAGGAGTTTTCAATTGCAGCAATATTGTCAGCATATAAAATCCCGTCAATAAAACCGTTATCAAGTGCCTTTTGTGCAGACATCCAGGTTTCATCATCCATCATACGTGCTATTTTGTTCCTGGACTTGCCTGATTTGGTTTGGTATGCATTGATTATGCTTTCCTTCACCTGATCAAGCACCTCGGCCATATGCCGCATGTCTCGTGCATCACCTTGGGAGACTGTCCACGGGTTGTGGATACCCAATAATGCTGTGGGTGCCATATATGCTTCATCACCGGCCATCATCAGCACAGACGCGGCACTAAATGCGATCCCATCCGTTTTTGTGATAACCTTGCCTTTATGCTCCCTTAGTGCTGTGTAAATTTGCGACGCGGCCACGGTGTCCCCGCCGTATGAATTTATCCACACTGTTATGTTTTTCCCCGCATGCTCGGCCAATTGTGCGCGGAATCCTTTTGGTGTCACCGTTTCAATGCCGAATAACATTGACCAGAAATCATCATCCATTGTTATCTCGCCCTCAATACGAAGTTCAACCTCTTCTGCATTATCCTGATTTTGTATAAAGTTCCAAAATTGCATTTGTTATCCCTCCCTGAATTTCTTGTTATACCGTTTTTGGTTTGCTGTGCCCGAGCTGTCAACTTTTCGCTCTGAAACAAGCCAGCCGTGCCGGGTTGATTTACAGCCATATCGCCCAGACGCAAGTTTTCGTAAGTATTCCGCTTTTGACACCCGTATCACATTATCGCCGCCTTTATTTTAATCTGTTAGTTGATTTAACCGTTCTCTCGTTCCCGCTGCCGACGCGCCCGCATGAAAGCTTTGCCCCGGCCAATGGCTTCCCGCCAAAGTAGCGGGTCACTGCGAAGGAGTTTGTAAATCTCAGCTTCCGTCAAGAATAATCTACACTTGGTTAATTTTATTTCCACATACTTCATGTGGGTTTACCCTCTTTGCTGTGAATTTGTAACTAAACTATCCAACTATGTAACTATCCTTAACTGACTTAATTACAACCTCAATTACAGCTACAGGGTTACTCTCCCAAGGCTTTTCGGAGTTTTGTAACCATGTAAACGAAAAAACACACTTTTACTTTATATTTTTTTTATTGTTTACTTTTTATATAAACATACAAATATAATTAATAGCTATTTCTCAGTTACCTCAGTTACAATAGTAAATAATACTTAAAAATACTTGGTAGAGTAATAATAAGGGTGTAACCGAAGGTGTAACCAAGATGTAACCAAAAGCAAAACTTAGTTACACCTTCGGTATATTTTTTGAACTCCATAGTCCAGTGTCCGAGCTGCTTTGCCTTGGAGTTCCCACCCCGGCATTTTTCTCATTACATTCGCAATCTCCAATTGTTCCTTGCGGCCATACTTGTTTTTGTCACCACATAGAGCATGTATCCATATCTCAATTCCACAGGTTATTTTGTTAGTTTTGTCACTCAGATATTTTTCAATCAAACCGAACCAAGGGGATTCCTCTGTGTGGGCTTCCTGTTCAAGTACCGCTTGAGCTTCCACCTCGGGGGTTAGGTATAGCGTTTCCCCGGCCTCATAATAAAACTTAGCTTCAGCCCAAATCTGATTTCTTGTTTCTTCGCTCAAATCCCAGGGACTTAGTTTACCGCCGTATACAGCCACCGGCCAAAACCTGCGGTTGCCGGTTTGGTCACGGAGAAACCCCTCTTCTGCGTTCGTCGTGCCAATCAAAATACACTGCCGTGGTTGGTCCTTCGGCCTCCTGCCGTATGGCTCCCTGAATCGGTCCGACTTACGACTCAGGAAGGACTTTGTATCCTCCACCTCGGTTTTTCGTAGCCCGGCCAACTCTGCAACCTCTATTATCCATTTGCCGGGCATCTTCTCGGGCCCGGCCTTATTTTTCATATCTTCCATTTTTAAATCATCGCTGAACCATTCATCACCTGCAATTAATCTTAGTAGGGTGCTTTTTCCAAGTCCCTGTCGGCCAACCAGAACAAGCATAGTATCGAACTTTATCCCCGGCTTAAATACTCTGGCAACACCAGCCACAAAAGTTTTTCGTGTCACAGTCCTGGTATACTCTGTATCAGCGGCCCCCAAATAGACAATTAACAGGGTATCGAGCCGTGGTTTCCCATCCCATTTGAGATTATTCAAATAGTCCTTTACCGGGTGAAAAGCCAACCTTGTTGTAGCAATGGTGAAAGCATCAAAGATTTTATTTTTGCCTGTATAGTGGTAAACTTTTTCGTAATAGTACCTTAGTTCTGCATCATCGCTATCAATCCAAACACCGCTTGCTTTGCCCCAAGGCAGTTTGCTTAGAATCTCCACCTGATTAGAAAACTCGTTTAGTGCCACTTTTTTATTTAAATTTTCATCATTTTGTAAAATAATTAGCGCATTGTCGATTGTAGAGTGGATTTTACCATCCTTATCCTTCGTCAAATCTTCTTCCCAAAAAATATGGTGTTCTATATTGCTGTTTTCCGTTACATTACCTTGGTTAGCGCCTGATCGCTCATTAAAAACAGTTTGGCAGTTATCGATAGCATTTTGGATGGTACGCCGTAAATATGTAGGGTGAATATCATCTTTTTCACGATATAACCCGCTCTGTCTAAAAATGCGCTCCATCTGATCCGGATTTCTGCCTGTCCAAAAGGCCAACAGGTTACAGAAAGCCTGGTCAGCCTCTGACTGGCTGGAATAGCCTGTCCAATTACCATTGAATAATCTGTCAAATAAAGCACCGTTTTTTGCCTTGCGCGCCCGGTTGAGCAGCTCGGCATCATCCATATTTATGCCTGCGGTATTTGTATGAGGTGACGGCTTTTGTTTTGAATTTGCTATATATTTACTGTGGCAATCTTCAAGTTCGGTCTGCCGCGCTTCCACAGTTTGAAGTGAATCGACTAATTTGTGCCCAGTTACAGTAAAAAAACGAGCTTTATCGTAAACCTCAAATTTACCGTACTTACTGGCCTTTCTGTTGCCTTCTCTAGTTAATTTACCAATCAAGAAACATTTTAGGCCGGTCCCGCTCGGGCTGACTTCAGTATAGGTGTTGAGTGTTTTTCTTTCCGAATCTTGCAATGGTTTTATTACTCCGGTTACAGGGTCCCGGCATTCATCAAAGTCCACACCTGCATATGGGTCATTCTCTGAAAATACAAAACCAATTCCGGCATAACCGCCGCCATTTTTGGAAACGGCAACAGCTTTCTCGAATGTGCCCCATGTAAAAGGATTTGTTGATTTGGCCATTCTACCGGTGTTAGGGTTATAGGGGACTTTGGTTAGTTTTCCATCTTTGCCGGGTTCAGCTTTCCACACTACCCAATGGGGACAGTCCCGCAGTTCAGCGGGGACATTTTCCTCTATGACTTTTAGCATGATATATCCCCCCCTCCTAAACTGCTGCTCGCGCTTGTTCTGCTGCATCATTGAGTTGCTTCATTCGTTCCTCACTGCCCCCCAAATCAGGGTGATATTTTTTACTCAGTGCCCGGTATGCCGCATCAATTACCTCGCGGGGTGCGTTCGGTTGCACATACAGCGTTCTTGCCCAATGGGGTGTCTCTGGTGTCCTGGTGGCTAGTGCAGCCCGCGCCAAATCAATAGTCTCGGCATCGGGAAAGTAATAATCAATTAACTCGCGAACTTCATCGGTATAATACCTATCAATAAGCCACACCTTATTAGTTTGGTCCCATACCCGGTACTTAGCTGGCACTATATCTTTCAAATCAGCTATAAACCCCGCTACGAATGGTGTTTTCAATATTATCCCGCCCGCGCGGGTATAGATTAATTCTGCAAACATTACACTCACCAAACCTACTATTGAAGTGACTGCCGTTCCAAATTTTCAATCCAAAGGTCAAGACTCTCTCTTGTGAAAAACACCCGCCGTCCAATCCTGTAATGGGGAATTTCCTTGGCTCTAACCATCATCATTAATTTGTCATACTTGCATCCTATATGCTCCGCAGCATCTCGTGGCAATAACCTAGTCTTTTGGCCATTACCTTGGTATGTAGACATAGCTCTGTTTGTTTCCTGTATTAATGCAGCCTTGGTTTTTTCCATGTTGTTCACTCCTTTACAAAAATAAAGAGAGCCCTATAAAAAGCCAGATTTAATGAATGTTACTCTGACTTTCTATAAGGCTCTCTGTGACGCTCTTGGCGCTCTGCGGAGCTCGTTGTCATTTATGCGGGCGTTTTGGTTAGTTTTAGCTTGATTATCTTACCGCATTTTGGGCATTTTATCTCAATATACGGATCGCTGGCATCATTCACATCGAATAGACGATGCCTACAATGTGGACAATGGATTTTTCGCATACCTGTAGAATCTCCTTTTCCGATTACTCATTTTTTTTCAAGCGAAGTTCACGGTTCTTTTTGATCGCATCAGGATATTTCTCTTCTATGAATTTTTGCATCTCTACTTCGCGCTTGTATTCATCAGACTCAAGCCATGCCTTACCCTGCCGGTATTTAATCAGGAGTTCCTTTTGGTAGCTTTCTAGTTCAATTCCTACGCTCTCAGCGTCCAAAGCCTTTAAGACTATTTCTTTTTCTATCTGCTGTTTTTCTGCATTTTTGCGCCAAGCATAATCTTCTTCAAAGCTACCAGTAGAAAGAATGTCAATTGAAAAATCTGGGTAAACGCCATAAATGTCAACATATGCATCTATCCTACTTATCCAACGGCAAAAAATATTTTGGATTAGGTTATGTGCCGGTACGCCTAAATCATTAGATAGTCCGTATAAACTTTTCAAAAGTTTTGAATCTAACTCAACATATAGATTTAGTGCATCATTCATGTACTGGTTTCTACTTACGCCAAGTTCTTCATATACAGTAGGTCGCGGGTTCGAATCCCTCCCGGGAGGCCATAGAAAATAAAGAGCCGCAAGCATGCGCGGCTCTTTTATTTTTGATTAGGACATTTTTAATTGAACCTTGAACGGTTGGCGGTAAAGGTTGGACATAGGACATCGACTGGAGATATTATAACAAGCTGATGTTCTATGGCAATAGCACCAATAACTCTGTAATGAAACATGCTCAATATTGCCCTATAATATAATTAGAAAGGGGTTGACATTATTGAGGCTTATGAAAGAAGTGTCAAAAACAATCGGAAGTATATTTATAATTATGGCAGAAACTGAAAGATCCTTTAAGATTGACTTAATTCCTGAGCTTAGCAGGCATGAGATTCGTAATATTGAACATTGAATCCTTTTATAATTATCAAAGTTTATTTTAATAGATAAAATCCTGGAGTCTCCTCCGGCGTTTATGTTTCATATGAAAATTTTCAGTAGTGTTGCATAAGCCAAACCCCAAAAACGCAACCATTAAATTTGCCTAAAATCGCCCAATTACCATAAATATCATGGTAATGCATTAAAAAACTCCTTATAATAGAG